ATCTCCACCACTAATCATATTGTCTATTGTAAGACTTGAAGGAAATAATAATTCCCACTCACCTGGAGTTGTAGATGCGGTAAAGTTAGCCCCATCAATAGTTCCTATACCATGTGTTGATCTTAATTTAAAATTTTCTGTGTTTAATGGAGTTCTAATATAACTAAACCATTCACCTTCTTTTTGTTCAAAGAAAGAAGATTCTATTATACCTATACCTAAGTCAGTAGCTAAATTGGTGCATTCCCATGCAGCACTACTCTCTAAAGATATAGTTTTAAATAATTTTATAGTAGTTGGTTCTGCGTTAAAAACTCCCGTTATTTCAGACGGAGTAAATATTCCGTAATAAGTATTTCTTAATTCATTAGTATTATGCCTATAAAGCCTACCTTGCTTAAAAGAATAAAAATAAGAATTCATACCTATCATGAATTCAGGTAAAAAAGAATAAAAAGACGGCCATCCTTTTACACCTTCACTATATGATAATGTTTCTGTTTTTGACATATTTTATTATTTAACAACTCGCACAAGGACCAAGAGTTTTTGTTGAAAAAGTCCAACTTCTTTTGTATCCATTAAAAATTATTTCTACAGCTTGACCTGCAGGAACACCTGGGTCATAATAAGTAGTAAGTGTTGAATCAGTAAATACTCCTACTGCGTCACACCAACTTATTCCATCAAAATATAAATTAACTACTGGCATCTTAACAATTTATTTTATTTATTACTACTCCCCTTTGTGTTCCTGAACCTATTTGTATTACTCTATTACCAGAAATTTTATACCAACCTGGTGGCATTCTTACATTTGATCCTGATGATACTTGACATGGATCACCCACTCTTGGTGTTGTTCCTGATCCTGCTCCTCTATGGGCAAAATCTTGTTTAGTTTGCCCTGAAGGTAAAGCGTTTAAATCTAAAGCACAAGCTTGAAATTGAGATGCCACAGGAGAAGAATTAGCCTCAAATACAGTTTGTGAAACTTGATTTGAATAAGCGGAACAATTAAGAGGAAACCCTACAATTCCTACAAAAGTTTCTGCCTCAGTAAAATCTCTTAAATCTACAACTACTAATAAATTATCATTTGCGTCATAAGAAGTTAAATCAGTTGAGGTTTCAGCTCGGAACGAATTAGTAAGAGGATTAGTAATAGTTAAATCTGTTTTTCCTTGTAATATTTGAACACCTCCTTCAGTAATAAATTCTGATTGATTAGTTACCCCTCCTGGCGTGGTATCTTCAAAAACATAAATTCTATTTTCTAAAATATTAAAATCGTAATCATCACCTTGTATTTTATCTATTGTCACCACACTTCTTGTTCCATCATAAGGTATCGCTGCTGTGGATTGTATTCCTGTTTTAGAGTCTATATAACCTAAGCCTTCACTAACAGATACTGATGAAAGGGTAATAGCTTGTTGATCAACAGGACTGTTAAATGGTGGTGAAGGTGTTAGGTCTCTATATTGATACCCTACGTGTAAAGTTTTGTTAGTATTTAGATTAGTAGACAATACCAATAGTGTTACCTTTGAAACGACTGTTGTTGGACATTTTACTAATAACTCATATGAAGAAGATGTATTAGCCACTATTGTAACTTTTAATAATGTAGGATAGTGTAAAGTTTTATTAAATGTAAAAGGTGTAGATGGAGTAGTAATAATATTTACCGAAGTCGGATCAGTAGTTGCGTCTATTACTGACGTGCCATTCCATTCTGCTGTTAAAGTTACATCACTTGAAGAATTTAATATATCAATTTCAACGTCAACTGTGCTAACCAAAGCACCTAAATCATATGTATAAGTAAATGTTTTAGTAGTATTATTTTTAGAAACCTCTGTTCCACAAGGAATTATTTTTTCTGTTAATGGTAACTCTATAGTGGTGTTAGAAAAAACATACTCTCCCATGTAAGGGTCATATCCACCTAATTTTTGCGTGTTTAAATTGTCTATAAAACTATCTCTAAAATAAGACCTCATACCATACTCAGAAACTACCTCTAAAGAATCACTTTTAAAACTACCGCCTGAAAGTTTTATTATTGCATTTCTTTTAGCATCAGCAAAAAACATATCCTTACCATAAACAGCAAAACTCTCAGGGTTTCTACTTATTCCAAACTCTTCTATTCTTGCTATTTGTGTTCCTAAAACCTCAGGTACTGAAGCTATTGCACCACCCCCTGTAGAATCAGAAATTAAATTTTTAGATGCCAAAACGTATGATATTCTATCTTCTTGTAAAACTAATATATCAGTTTCTCTATCGTGCATTTTCATTATACTTCCAAATGAATTTTCATAATCTCTATAGTTTACTAACCCTAAGTTAAACTCATTTGTATTGTTTAAATTAGTTTGACCTTGATATATTCCACTGTAAGTTATACTTGCAAATCTTTTAGCTCTTTTAATATTTTCATTTGCAACGGCAGTAGTTCGTTCTCCTAAATTAAGAGACACCTCTGCAGGTAAATCTAAAATTTTCATACTTTCTACACCATTACCAAATGTATAACAATTAAAAAAAGGTAAATCTACTATGGCTGGTGATTGAGTTTGCAAGTCTTGATCTTGTACATTTCCTGAATGTACTAAATTATTACTTGCGTCAAGTATAGTGTTATATGACTCAGAAGAATCATAAAATAAATTAGCGTCAGCTAAGCTTGGTTCAGTTTCAAATATTACTAAATCATTTTCTCGGTTTACTTTAACTCTTATCTCACAAGTAGTTGGGCTGGGATCATACCATGGTCCTTGCACTGGACAACCATGTGATAAATAAAGCCAATACAATCCTGAACCAATGCTTACAACTTCTTGAAATCCGATAGTGTAAGTATTACATCCGTAGTAAGGAGCATTAGCCTCAACAGTTTGACCGAATGAAAGAGGTGATGACTCATAATATCCCACAGGTTTTATTAAACCAGTATTAGATGATCCTCCAACTAAATTACCTATATCTTCTCCGTCCCACCAGTCTTTAAATGATGAATATTCTTGAGGTGAAATATATTTTTGATTCCATCTCCAATCAACTGTCTGAACACCTGATGTACGAGCTTTTCTCCTTATTTTCATCTCTATTTTAATCTGTGTACCAGCAGGAATACTATAGTTTTGCCATGTAGAAGTTAGTCCACCATCAATATCAATAGTTGGGAAAGAAACAGTTCTTGCTATTACTTGCGTATCACAATCTTCCGTATCCTCGTCTTTTGCTGATCTTTTATTATACATAAAAGAAGCTGTAGTCCCTATAGAACCTACATCTAAATTTCCTTGAACACTAAAGTATAGGCCAGCTAAAGATGCGGGAGTTGAACCTGCAGGACCTAACTCACCTGCTGCATAAGACTTAACCTCTAAAACCGTTTCCATTAATAAAAAATCTATTGGACCTGAATTATCTGCCTTAACAATTAATTTTGTTCCTTCTGTAACGATATTCTTTTGGTCTCCTTCTAACTTAAACCATATAATATCTGGTTTTACACGATCTTTGTAGTACCTTGTAACATATAAAGTATTATATTCTGTAGCTGAAGGTTTTAATACAAATTTATATTTAGTAGCCCAAGGTGGAGGAGGGTTAGCTATTTGTACGCTTAAAGTGTTTTTTTTATCACTTAAAGATGCAGGTACATGAACCGAGCTGTTAATTGTTGATAAAGCAGGAGTAGCCCTTCCATATTCATCCATATAAACTATAGCCGCATCATAATCTCTATTAGAATGCAAGCTTGATGATGACGTTACAGAACCAAAAGTAAGAGAAGATTGATTAGCAACTAATCTAAAATAACTAAAAACCTGTGTATTACTCAAAGGGTTTAGAACTAAAAACCTTACAGCTGTAGTGTGTAGTAAAAACCCTGTTGGACTTGTTTGTATTGAAAAACCTTGATTAGCAGCTGGATTATTAATTGAAGATCTTTTAAAACTATAGTCCTGATACCCAAGTGCAACTGATGGTTGTGCATTTTGAACAAGTGTATTAAACCTGTCCGTTAGTGTTGAGCCGTTTTGTGATGCACCTGTCGGTTGTACATTAGCATTAGTACCAATAGCATTTTGAAACTCATCACCATTACACATATCTTGTACACTTGCGTAAGTTTGATTAGTAATCCATTGTAAGGGTATTGTAATAACAGCCCCATTAAAAGGTAAATATCCTACAGGAAAATCTGCTGGTAATTGATTAAGTGGATTATCGGGTTCAGAAGTTATAGCTCTTACGGCTACACTCATATTAAAAACTGTATTTGCAGGTATCCCTGTAGCCCATTCAATTGGTAAATTACCTGTTGATGGATCAGTAAAATCAACACTAAATCCTGAACCTGTTGCAGTAAAATTACTTTGTGGATTTAGAGTCCATGTAAATGTTGTTGTATTATTTTCTTGAACAGGTTGGTTTAAGGTGTTAGCCTCTACAATTTTTGAATTTATACTTGGTGTAAATAAAATATCTATAGGTTCACCTGTTGATAATGTAATATCCCTTCCATCTTCGTAATTACCATACATTAATCTATTTCCTTGTATTACTTGTGCTTGTGCAATTAAAGGAACATTATCATACTGCCTTAATAATTCATCAGAACCTAATGTACTATATATTTTACGTGATGATAATGCTTGTGTAAAAAATGTATCGTTTCCAATTCCTTGTGCTTCTTTATTTATTTTTTCAAGAACATAAATTATATTACTATTAGACTCTTTGTATAATATATCAAATCCAATTACTCTACTTGAGCCAGTGTTTATCTTTATGTTTACTGAGTTAAATTGGTTTTCCATACCCAAATTTTCTCTTGAAGCGTAATCTAATTCAAAATTTTTAGGCTCAAATGCAGCAACAGTAAATAATGAAGTAGCACTATATTGATTATCTTCATATCTATATCTATAAGCAAAAGATAAAAATTTATCAACTAAATAATTTTCTTCTTTTGAAGTAGAATTAAATAACGATATTTCTGGTGCGGCAAGTTCGTTAAGAACAAAACCAGGTGGCCTAACAATTACGTTTAACACATCACTTGATGATGCATTGTAATTTCTTGTAACATTAAGATATCTTGGTGGGTTATAATTATCTGTAAAAAACAACAAATCTTCTATCTTACTTACACCAGTGATTAAATATGTAGGATTAAAATTTAAAATTGTAGTTCCTACTCCTACAGCAGTAAAATGTTGAGTTAAAATATTATCATCAGTATTATAAGAAAATATAACATCTGCAATTTGAGTTCCATTTTGAAATGCGTTGTCGTGAACAAACCAATATATTGTGTTTTTAGTATTATCTGTGTAAGAACCAATACACACTGCTGAAGTAGATAGTTCTGTTTTTCCTGCTGGTAATTCAATTGTTAAATTAGTATTACCTTTTGAGTTTTCTACAGCTCCAATTTCTGAAATTTCTGTAGAACCTAATCTAACATTTATTGCGTTTACATATTCTCCTGGAGGAACTAAGCGTTCATCAACGCTTTTATTCATTTTACCCCTTATAAAAGTGCTTTTAATATCCATATTATTTCAACCATTTATCTTTTCCTCTCATATTCATTAACAACCTGCCTGGTTGAATATTACTTAATCTTATCTTAGCGTTTCTTAATAATGAAGACTTATCTTTTCTTGCTCTGTTTACTACATATTCTTGAACACCTAACTTGTTATTTAGTATAGAATATCTTATATATGCGTATAAATATTCTTCAAATAATTTATTTACACTTATGCTTGTGTCGTCACCATTATTCATACCGTCACTAACATATTCCATAACCACTGATGATCCTGACATTCCTGAACTAAAATAAATAGCACCAGATTGTCTATCAATAGTAAATGTTGGGTTTATGTTTGCTGTTTCGGTATTTAGACCAAATCTTTCTCCTACACCCCAAGTAAAATACCAATCTCCATCACAACAATATCCCATTTGTCCATGATAGGGACCAGGACCTAAATATAACTTAGACATACCTCCTTGTATTCTATCTAAGTCAACTTGAGAATTTGCAGGCCTTGTAGCATTTCCTTCTGCATCAAATATTACCTCTGCATTTGCGTCTTGTAAATAAGATTGAGCAAACATTGTTTGTATATTTTCTACTAAAGGAAATAAAACACCATTTGCAAATTTTGATATTCTTACATAGTTTACATAATCAGGTGGCAAAACAAATCTTATATCTGAATCTACAGTCATTTGTAGAATTTTTATTTGTTTCATTGCATCGTAATTCAACTCTTGAATTCCTCTTTTTGCGTGAAACAAAACTTGATATCTTTCTACATTATTTATAATTTCATTATTACCTTGATACATTAACATAAAATTAGAAACTATATCGTTTAGCCCTACATATTGATATGAACCCCAATTTTTATCAGTTGGAGAAACACCATTGTTTTCATAATATTTATAATCAGTAATATAACTCATTTTTTATACTTGTATTTGGTTGTCTTGTACTATTTCTTGAGTACCAAATTGATACACATCTGATTCTCTTATTTCTATACCTATATACTGACATATTTTAGCAACTAAACCAGGCATATCAGATAACGGTAATTCAAAGTCTTGATAACCAGCTACCGTAGGATCATAAAGAGGTGTTCCATTACTTAACAGAGTATATGTCCATTGAGGTGTTTTTGGATACCTTACATATTGTGCTTTTATTTGACCCGCTGTTTTAATAGATGTAGGGTAAACCGAAATATTATTGCCACTTAACACGTAAGCAGGAAATTGATTAGTAGGAGCTGACATTGTAGAGCTTGTAAGATAAAATATTTTATTTTGACTTACTCTTTCTACCTCTGTTATATTTGTATTACTATATATAGAATACTCTCCTGCAACTGCAAATAAGGCTTCAGCAACATTTATTTGAGATGTTGTAGCTACTCCTGTTATAAAAGTTTGTTTTAAAGTAGAAGTGTTTACTATAAGACTATTAGTTGGTGGAAACTGAGGTACGTTAAAACCTCCTGGTGCAGTAAATGGTGTTGCTGGTGCTAAAGCATCCATTACATTTCCTACTGAGGCACTAAAAGTACCACTAAGTAATAACTCAGGGTAGTAGTATATTTTATTTACTAAATAATAGTCAGAAGGTAGGCTAAAAACATTTGCATTTGTTTGTGTTAAAAAAACTTCTTCTGAAAAAGAATCTATAACCTCAACTAATCCTTTTACTATATCTGCATAGCCTGTTCCCGATTGTCTTTGGTTTTCTTTATTAATCCACTGATTGTATTGATAAAAATAATCTTCATATATATCCAACTGAGCTTGCGTTGCATATAAATTATAATCTTGAGGAGATAAGTATCCATAATTATTCTTATTGATAATACCTAATACTGTACTCCTAACCTCATCAATCATTGCCATAGATAGTGCGTTTTATTCTTTTACAAATATAGCAAAAAAAAAGAGGTTACTTTTTTTGTAACCTCTCTTTAAATTTGTTATAAAACTGTTAAGACAGCACTACACTTTCAACTGTAATTATAGAGCTTTCAAATATAGGCATTTGTACTCTTGCAGCAGAAGGTCCAGGAGGTTCAGGCATATTCACGCCTATATATCCTCTTTTCATAGCATCTTGTATTGCAATAGCAACAGCCCTTCCTGATCCTTGATCTGAATGGTCAATAGTTATGTAATTATTAGTTTGACCTGTAATGTTTAAGAATATTCTGGTTTGTTCCGCACCTGCTCTATCAACTAAAACTATTTGATCCATAAGAACCAAATAAGTAGAAGCTACTGTTGAATCAAAAACATTAAAAGCGTCTCCAATTGCACCAACTGTAGAGCTACATCTAAATCTAAAGTCGTCTATAACAACAGAAACTAATTCACTGAAGTTTTGAGTTGTATTTTCATACACATCACCTACAGTAAGAGACGTTAAAAAAGACTTTCCATTGTCGTAAACTTCTGTTGCAGGAGCTTCAATTGTAAAATTATCATTAAACAAAGTTGAACTGTTAAATATATCAGCCGTTAATGTTAATGATGTTTCGTTAATTAAAGCAGCTACAGTAGTTTGTGTACTTGCAGTTGTATTCTTTACAATATCTCCAACTCTAACTTTACGAGTTGTAAATGTTGCAACAGCATTTAATTGCTTTTCCTTACGAATTGCATAAACTTCATTACCATCAGGGAATAAGTCAGAAGCAAAACTCACTTCTTGTCCGTTAGCATTTACAGCTGTTATAGCAGCTTGAGTGCCGTCAGTAATGTTGTATGCAATATCACCTACAACAACACCATCAGCAACAAAAGTAGCACCAGTATCAACAAGCTTATCCTGTGT